GCCCGAGCTCGCCGGCCTTCGCCTGTGTCCCGTGGCCAATGGCGGCGGCAACTCCCGAGTAGCCGCTCGACGCAGCCTTCGAATAGTAGCCGCTCGACGCAGCCTTCGAAGAGTAGCCGCTCGACGCAGCCGTCGAAGAGTTGCCGCTCGACGCAGCCGTCGAAGAGTTGCCGCTCGACGCAGCCTTCGAAGAGTTGCCGCTCGACGCAGCCTTCGAATAGTCGCCGCTCGACGCAGCCTTCGAATAGTAGCCGCTCGACGCAGCCGTCGAAGAGTTGCCGCTCGACGCAGCCTTCGAAGAGTTGCCGCTCGACGCAGCCTTCGAATAGTAGCCGCTCGACGCAGCCTTCGAAGAGTTGCCCGAGGCTCTGTCGCTCTCTTTCGCTTCCGCGAAAGCGCGCGCCATCGCCTCGGGCGAGCAGAGAATGCGGGTCAAAGCGCCCTGCATCTCACCGCTGTAGACGACCTCGCCGCGACGGTACCGGCACTTGGATGGGTTGATCACGAGGCCGTCGGCCGGGTCGACCGCGACGATCATCCAAACGGCGTCGGGCTTGTTAGACAGCAGCGACCAATCGCCATTGCCCCAGAGCAGGCCGTGAAGGCCGTGGCCGCACGCTTCGGCCGGATTCGGGTCCCAGTCAGGGGCTTCGGCAAAGCCTGATTTCGGCCAGATAAACGACGGCGTGTGATAGCTCGACATGTCGGGCGCACAGGTGCGCAGCACGAGAACGCGTTCGGCCTTCTTCGTTTCGGTCGTGGTCACTTTCTTCCCCTTGGTCGTCTTGGTTTTGGCGGTGCTTCGTTTCTTGGCTTTGGGCTTGGCTTTCACGCTGCGCTCTCCGCTTGCTGTGGCTTGACCTCGAACGCCGAGAGCTCGTCGGGCACGGGCACATCGTAGCGAAGTGAGACGAGCTTGTGGCTCAAGTCGAAGGCGCTGCGCTGCGCTGCGAGCGAGGCTTGGCGCTTCGGCGTGATGTTTTCGAGCGTGCCCGCGGCCGCGCGACGGAAGATCTCGTTGGCGCTGCGTGTCTGGCGCACGGCAAGGACCGCACTCTCGCGGCCCCAGCCCTCGACGCCCGGTACGTCGTCGGTGCTGTCGCCCCAGATGGCGAGCAGGTCGCGCACGCGGTGCGGCGGCACGCCGAGCTTCTCTTCGACGGCGCGCTCGTCACCGTAGAACATGCACACGCCGGCCTTGTTCGGGCGCGGGTCGTACTGCTTCACGTTCGGCCCGACGAGCTGCAACATGTCTTTGTCGCTCGTGACGACGATGACTTCGCAGTCGTCGGCAGCCATTTTGTTGGCGATGCTCGCGATCGCGTCGTCGGCCTCGAACGTGTCGTAGCAGAGCACCGGCAAGCCGAGCTCCGACCACGCCGCGGGCAACGTCTTGAGCGCGGCGATCTTCTCTTCGTCGCGAGGCTTGGCAAGGCGCGAGGCCTTGTATTCGACGTGCTCGTTCTTTCGCCAGTTGTTCGGGCCGTCGAAGACGATCGCGGCGTAGGCCGGGTTCATGCGCTGCACGAACATGTGCCACCACTGGCGCGTGGCGTCGGCGAGCGAGAGCTCGTTGCCGGCTTCGTCCATGCGCTTCGAGTGCCAGAGCCAGTGCGCGATCCCGTTGGCGTCGATTGCGTAGAGGCGGCTCATGCTGCGCTCCCGCCGTTGTTGGTGCGCGCGTAGTGGATCGAGCTGGCAGACGAGCCGATGCGGTTGATCAGGTTGAGCTGCTTTTCGGTGTACCTGGGATCTTCTTTCCAGCGTTCGTAGGCGTGAGCACACTGCTCGACGACGCACTCGAGCTGGTCGATCGTCATTTCCGACACTGGCATTTCGAGCTGAGCAAAACCCGGCACGACCATGCGGATCGCCGTCGGGATAGGCTGCGCCGGTGTCCACGTCGTGGGCTGTGGCAACCCGTCGCCGTCGCGGTCTGCGCGGCGTGGCTTCTCAGCGGCCGCGCGAGCGGTTTCGAGCTTCTCAGCCGGAGGCGCTATGCGCGTCGGCTCGACCTTCGGTGGAGGCATGTTTACGACGTTGGCCGGCCGCTCCGGCGGGAGCATGTCGCGGGCCTCGGTGTCGGCCTGCATCATCTCCTCGTGCGTGTAGATTCCCCCGAGCGCCTCGGGGAACGCGCGGCGCAGCGCGAGCGCTTCGGCGCACTTCGCCAACATCGCGCCCGGCATCTTTTGCCACATCTGCGTGAGGCTGTTGTCCTTCTTACGCTGCGCGTACTCGTCGAAGCGAGCCACGGCCGAGTAGTGCTTGCGGTGGTTGCGGCGGTACACCGTGACTTTGGCGGCAGCTGGCGGGTCTTTGCTTAGCCAGACATCGTGCCACACCCCGTCGGCGCCGCACCACACCGGGTCTTCGCAGCCATCCATCTCGCTTGTACGCGCAGCGATGACGCGAAAGCCGTCGATCGTCGGCTCAACGGTGACGCGCTCGATGTAGCCGTTCGAGTCGCGATCCCACTGTCGGCGTTTGGTGAAGTAGACCTGTTTGGCGAACGGATCGAGCCCGCGAGCCTTCGCCACGGTGAGGCCGTACGCGAGCTCAGCGTCGCTGAAGTTCGGCGCCACATGCGCGCGCAGGATACCGATTTGCTCTTCGGTGTACTCGGTCAGCACCGATAGCGCTTTCGCGCCGGCAACGACCAGGGCCTTGGCGTCGCTCATTGTGCACCGCCATTGGTCGCGGCCGTTGCAGCAGCCGAGACCAGCGTCGTCAGCTCGACGATGTTGTTGGTGAGCGTCTGCACGCGCTCCATGAGGAACACCGTCGTGCGCGCAAGCATGCTGATTTCGCGCTGCTGCGCCTCGACGGTCGCACGCAGATTCTCGAAGGCGATCGCAGAGTGCAGATCGTCGGCGAGAACGTCGGTCGCTTTCGTCAGTTCGGGTTGTGCTTCGGCTTCTGGCTTCGTGTAGGCGTGCATTCCCATGATACCTCCGCGCGCTCGTGGCGCGCTGTTGAACGGAAAAACCCCGGGCTTCGTCTCACCTGCTCGCGCAAGCGACCCGGGGGCATGACCGCCGAAATTGGCGGCTGAATGCTCAAAGTTCGTCGAGTTCTCGCGGCGCTCGGCCGCACTGCGCATCGATGTAGGAGCGCGAGAAAAAGTCGGTGAGCTTGCTCTCGCCGCGGATCACCTCGATTGGGATCCCAGCCCCCAGCGCGCCGGCCTCGCATAGTGCGCGATGACACTGATCACAGCGCACGCCGTCGTCGCCAGAATGCCAGTCGGCGTCTTCGGCTTCGTCGGCGAGCACATGCAACCCGCATTGGTCGCAACCGCGCACCTCGCGATCGTCAAAGCCGTGGTCGTCGTAAAGCTTGGCCGCCGCGGTCGACATCGCGACATCGCCAGCGCCGACACACGTTGAGCAGTCGTATTCGTAGCGGGTCCCGTCGAGACCGACATGGCCAGAGCGGCCGGAACCCTTGCAGCTGAAGCAAACGCGCGTTTGTGGATATCCACGCATGAATACGTGGATATCGTGGATATCCACGTGTGTCAAATGAAAGGTATCAAAAACCGTAATCGAGTCTGAATTAAGGCGTTTTAGGTGTGTCTTTGCATGCGTCGAGAGTGACACCCACCGCCGAAGCAAGCGCACAGCACGAGGCGTGTTCAACCTCGAACTGCGCTTCGGCACATTGCGCGTCGGTGAAACCGAGATCTCTTAGTCTTTTTCGTTTTGCCAATAGGCACCCGTCGAACTCGGCATCACGGATGATGTTGCACAGCAGCGTTCGCTGACAGTACCGGCGAGCGGACAGATCGCACACCGACTCACCACACGACGCGAGCAACACGGCCACAAGCGCTAACCTTCGCATTTTGACGCTATTCATGGTTTTCCTTGGCATTGTCTACACCAGAGCAGCCCGCGCAGACATCGATGGGGGCTGGCTGGCAAAACATCTCGCCGCACACGCGGCAGTGCTTGAGGCTGTGCCGCCAGGCGTCCCGCAGTGCTGCAACAAGGTCCCGGGGAAAGTGCTTGCGCGCTTCGCGCATTGCGGAAGCCTCGTTACGCGGCGTCGCGGCAAGCAAGCGCGACAGTGCTCTGACTGCGCTGTGACTGCGCTTTCGATGAGAAAATGTGCCCAGGGACGGAATTGAACCGCCGACACGAGGATTTTCAATCCTCTGCTCTACGTTCTTTTTCCTGTTTCGAACGCTATTCGGTGCGTTTTTAGACCCGGATTTCACGCTTATACCCCGGCCCACGAGGTTGCAAACTTGCGATTGACTGCGCTGTGACTGCGCCACGGCAGCGCGTTTACAGCCCTGCGGATCGATGCCTCGAGCGCGTGGCTGTAGCGATGGAAGGATTTTGTTGTGCGATGGCCTGTGATCGCCATGACGATCTTGTCTGGGACGCCAGCGTTTTGCAGTTGGCTGGTGAAGTTGTGCCGCAGATCGTGCCGTATCAGCCCGACGACGTTTGCGGCTCGACACAGGCTTCGCCACGACTTGCCACACTGAACAAGATGGCCGCCCTTTCCGCTGCTCGGAAACACAAACTTCCCAGCGATTCTTTTTCGCCACCACGCAAGATGAGCGATGACATTGCTGGCGAGCGGAACGAGTCGCGGCTTTTCAGACTTGGCGTCAATGATGAGAACCGCTTGTCGCGCGAGGTCGATCTGAGACCACGTGAGAGAGAGGATCTCGCTCAGTCGCGCTCCGGTCGCGTAAAGCAGGAACCACAACGGCCGCATGAAATCTGATCGCTTTCGGGCGGCGCTTTCTAAACGATAGGCTTCGTCCTTCGATAACACGCGGTGTCGTTCGTTGTTTGCCTGTTGCAGCTGAACACGAAAGCAGGGGCTGCGCTGCAAGGCGTCTTGCGCAATGGCTTCGTTGCAAAGCGCGCGCAACGCTGCAAACTCGTTGTTTGCTGTCGCGATGGCGCACTCCCTTAGACGCCGCGCGTACCATTGCATGACCTCGGCGCGCGTTATCGAGGCCAACGGCCGCGAGAGCCATGCTGGAAACCGATCGCGTAGTTGCTGCTCGTATTTCTTTGCCGTACGCCTGTGCGCGCGGCTGGAAACGAAGCGAGGTACAAACTCACCAAAGGTGACGTCTTCGGCCACTCGACGATGCTCGCGAACGAAGATCTCACTTTGTCTCACGGCCAGGGCCTTGCGGGCTTGCACGACGCTAGTGCACCCCTTCAGTCGCTCCTGAACTACACGGGTTCGCTTGCCGCCAGGAACAAGCGGCACGCGATACTGAATCCAGTACGTCTGAGCGTTGGGGCGCAGGTAGACACCACGTTCCAGGCGGATGAGTGAGTCTTTCATGCTGCCGCCTTGGGCGCTGACAGCCCGGCTTTCTTCAGCCGCTCGATCATCGCCTTGCGTGCGGCGTTTGGATCTTCATCTTTGGTGCGTCGCCACGTTGCCTCGAGCTCGTCCATAAAGGGCCAAAGCTCGACCACGTACGATCGTTTAGGGATCGTCGCCTTCGCGTCGACGTAGAAAAACTCGCGGTGCGCCCTGATGAATTTGAGCCTTTCGCGCTCGAGCTCGTCCTTGTTCACCGTCGAGATCGACAGAAGCTTCAGCGCCGCGACCGCCTCGTCTTCGTCGTAAAGATCCGACCAAACAAACCCCGCAAGGTCCAATCTCGCGGCTGCTTGATGGATGGCATCAGCAATTGCCGCCTGCATATTCTTTCGGGTTTGTCTCGCAAGGAGCCTGACAGCAAAGCGTGTGCGCTCGTCGAAACGGTAAATCTGACCCGGCCGTAGATGTCGGTCTGCCATCCTATAAACATTCCCAGTTGGAGTTATTCCGTCAACTCTCTTGATTGTTTGTGGATATCCACGGTACTCCACACACATGGACATCAAAGACGACCCTAATAGGCTGTTAAGCGAAGCAACCGCAGCGAAATTTCTAGATCTTCCGGAGGGCGCGCTGGCGTGGCGAGACCGACGGGCAGAGCTTGCCTTGCCGTGCGTTTGGCTCACCGACAGAGGGCGGCGCTTTCGCTACGGCGATTTACTGCTCGTCTCGACGGGCAAGCGCCCGCTACTCAAAAAACCAGAGGAACAAGTTTGGGTGTCACCGTTCGTTTCATCCACCGAGGGTGAGTAAACCGTGCGGGTCAACGTCGAATCGGACCTGTGGGCGAGTGGCCGCCTCGGTGCGTTTGCTCGAGCGCTTGGCGTTGGCGAGCGCGAGGCGCTCGGCGTGCTCGTCTACGTTTGGCACGAAACGCAGCACCGAGAGCTGATGATGGTCACGGTGGAGTCGTTCGAGGCCGCCATATCAATCCGCCTTGGCGACCTAGACGCCAGCAAGGTTCTCGCTGCGATGGCTCGGGCTCAGTTGGTGAGCCAAGTTGACTCCGAAACGTGGCTCATTCGGGGAAACGACGAGCACGTTGCAAGGCTCCGACACTTGCGCGCGAGCGCATCAACCGGCGGTCAAGCAAGTGCTCAAGCTCGCGGCCACCGCAAGCTCAACCAAAAGGTCAAGCAAACGGTTAACCATGTGGTCAACCATAAGGTTGACCATGTGGTTGAGCAAACGGTTGAGCACAAGGCAACCATCACCGAACCATCACCGAACGCTCCTTACTCCTTACTCCTTACTCCTAAAGATCATGATCCGGATCTTACTTCCCCAGTACAAGATCCGATCTCCGATCGAAGATCTCTAGTGTCGAGCGAGTCGAAAAACGAACTCGCTTTGTCGGCTCCGCCTTCGGCTGCCGCCGACGCTTTGCACGTGCTCGACGTCAAGCCGCCAAAGCGCAAAGAGCGAAGCCCCGAGCAAAAAAAGCGCTCGGTGAATAACGCGCATCTCTATCGCGACTTGTACGAACAAGCCGAAGGCCACCAACCGGCTGGGTTGGATCAAGCTTTCTACGGCGCGATGGCGAAGTTCAGCGACAAGTACGGCGACGATGCTTGTCACATCATCGCTTGGGCGTTTCAGTGTCCCGACAAGAGCTTCCGCGCGAAGGGTTGGCCGCTGCCGCTCATCATCGAGCAGGCGCCGCGCCTGTGGCGTGAGCTTAACGACCCGAACAAGGCGATCGCGAACATCGCGGCCCCCCGTCAGCAGCAGCAACTCGCGCTAGCGGCCGCAAACGAGATGGCATTCACCGAGTTTTTGGCTCGTCACGGTGAGGTACCAAATGCAACTCGCTGAGAGTAAGTTTTTGCAGCACCTCCGAGCGATGGCGCGTGTAGCGAATCGCGACCTTGGGGCTGATGGGCTCGAGCTCTACAAGCTGCTCGTGCTCGACGAGCACGGCGACGAGGCCGCGTCAGCTGCGTTGCTCGCGTGGGTGCGCACCAACCAGCGCAGCACGTTTCCGACGCCCGGCGAGCTGCTCGCGATCTTGCAACCGCAAGCCGCGCCAAAGTCACTCGCCACAGAAATCGCTAATCGCCTCATAGGGACGATCGCGCGCAGGGGGTACACCTGGGTATCAACCTGTCGCTACGATGGCCACAGTGACGTGCGTGGCGCGATTGTGGCGGAGTTTGGAGAGCACGTCGCCGACTTCATCGATCGCTGTGGTGGGTGGGCGGAGTTTTGTCGCCAGTACGGCGGCGACGAACAAGCAAGCACCCTGCGCGCACAGCTGAGAGACGCGCTCGAGTCGGCGGTACTCAAAGAGACCTCTAAAGCCCTATTGGGACAGTCGTCGTCGACAGAGCGAAAGCAGATCGCAGCGCCAGCCCACGAAATTGCTCAAAAGCGTGGGGGCGACATGGTGCCCGTCGGCGCGCTCGTGAAGCGAGGTGTCGCGTGACTGGAAGCGAATGGCGCGCGCTCGCACGCGAGCTTTGGCCACGCGATCCGCTGATGGAGATCGACTTTCAGGACTTCGACGACGGTCGTGTCGTCGTCTTTGCAGTGATGGGAACCGGACCGGATGCGATCGTCGCGCACTCCGACATTCCGAAGCCTAAGAGCAAATACCTCTTCGAGGACGAATACTATGAATACATCGACGAAGTGAAACGAATCGTCGGGCGCACCAGAGCCGACGCGCTCCGACAATTTTTCGACCGCTGGGATGCGCGGCTCATCGCCGAGCCGCTCGGACTCAAACTCACGGAGGAAGCATGAACGTCACCGAGCAGTTGGCAGACGCCACGCGCCGATGGGCGCAGGCAAAAGCAAAGGTCGCCGAGGCCGAGCAAGAAATGCTCGAACTATCGAAGGCCGTCGAGCCTGAAGACGAGCCCCTGTCGGGCGACGCCCGCATCGAGCGGTGTCGAAACGCGATCAAGGCCGAGCGAGAAAGGCGTTGCTGGTCGCAGCAAAAGCTCGGCTTGGCGCTCGGCTTTTCACCGGGCACGGCACAAGCACGCGTGAGCCAGATCGAGAACGGATACCGAGAACTCGCGATGGGCCTGTTCGAGCGCATCGCCGACGCCTTCGGTCTGACGCCGGCGCAGCTCGAGGCGACGTTCTCGGCAACGCCAGCGCCGCCAACGCCGCCGAAGTTGTCGCGACGAAAGCAACGCATCGTCGAAGCGCTTCGTCGCTCGAGCATTCCGCTAACGATTGGCGTCGTGGCCGATCGCGCCCAGTGCACGACGAGCGACGCCTACGCGGACCTCCTCGACCTCATGAACGACCGCGTCGTCGTGGCTATGAACGGTGGCTACGTACTCAAAGAACAGCTGGCGCGCGGTGTGACGCGCTCGGAGGCAGCATGAGCGACAATTGCATGAGGTGCGGAAATGAAGCGGCGCGCTCGTCCGTGTCGTTGGGCTCGCGGCTGTTTTGTTCTCCAAGGTGTTTTGAGGTTTGGAGGGCTGGTCGAGATATCGAAAGCCTCAGCCGAATCGATGCGCTCGAAGCGAGCAATGACGCGAACCTGGCCGTAGCGAAAGAAGCGCAGCGCATGCTCGACCTTCGGGAGCAGCAACTAGCCGACTGCACGCGGGCGATGCGGGAGGTGGCCGAGTCGGTGCGAGCGACCGCCGATGACCTGCAAACGCGCGACTACAGCGACGCTGCCACGGAGGCAGCAGCCAAGTTGCACGAGGCAGCGCAGAAGCTCAGCGACGCGCGTGCGAAGAAAGCGGGTGTGTGATGACTGAGGAAAAGAAGCGCGCCAAGCAGTGCGTGATTTGCGGTCGGACGTATGACTTCCACTGGGGCCTAAATACGTGCTCGGCCTCGTGCTGGGAAAAAGCGGCCACACCCGACGACGTGCGCATCGTTTCGGAATTTCTGTTCGGCAAGGCGCGCGCCGGAAAGGCGGGGGCATGACCCAACGTCAGCTGACGGCGTGGCTGTGGATCTGTGCATTGGCGATGATTGCCGAGTGGCTGTGTCGTTGCGGCAACACGCGGTGTGACTGGGCGCCGTCGCGATTCGTCGAACGAAAGGCGGGGGTATGAAAAAGCATGCGTGGACCCGCAGCGTTTATATTGATGGCGGCTTCTACTGTCTGGACTGCCTCAGAAGCGGTCCGAAGCATCCAGATGGGCCGGGCGCGTGGAACACGGAGTGTGGCGGGCAGCTTTTGGGTCGAACCGATCAAACCGTGCCAAACCTAGACCACGTTCGAGCACAGATGGCACCGCAGCAAGCCGCGTGGAACCGCGTTCAAGTTGCCGTTGGTTTCGCCTGGGATGCCATCCCTTTGTTTGAGGAGGTAGCGGCGCGCGTCGAGGCAATCTGCGAGGGGCGCGGGGTGATCAGTAAGGCCAATCCCGCAACCGAGAAGCTGCAAGCCGAGAACGCCAAGCTCCGAGAAGATCGCGACTTCTACAAGCAGCGCGCTGAGTCGCAGTGGCAACACATCAAGATGCTTGAGCGCGAACAAGGCCCCGGCATCAAGCCCGAGCCGGCGCCGATCACCTGCGACATGGGGGCCTACTGGGATGAGTGACATCGAAGAGCTGAAGCGCCTTCGCGACGAGGCAGAGGCGAAGTGGCTGAGCGCGCAGCACGCTGCCGACGACCTCGATGCGGAAGCAAGCGCTTGGTACAAGAAGATGCTGGAGATCGAGCGCAAGATCAACCCGCCGGCACCTCCAACGCCGATGCAAGTGATGCTGAACGAGATGTGCGAGAAGATGGGCCGAGAACTCGCGCGTCGACTCTACGGCAACACGAAGATCGCTGAGGAAGACTTGCACGACACCGACCACCCCTGCGGGCAGCGGTGGTGCTCGGTGTGCCAGTGAGCGCCGTGAAAGCAACCAAACGACCAGGGGATCACTCGTGGGAGCGTGGTGTTTGCAAACTGTGCGGCGAGAGAAAGGTTAAGCCTCCCAGGTTCCAGAGCCTTTGTAAGCCAGTGCCGACGGGAAAGTGGCAGATAACTACAAAATCAGCTCGTGGGCGGTGGTTTAAATGACGCCATGGATTGACGTTTCCACTCTCTTCCTATGCCGTCGATCGATTGACTGGCTTCCGTGTGCGGACATTCGAAACGAGATTCGTCTAAGAGTGCTTCGCGGTTGGCGTTGGAGGGAATGGCAATGAACGCCAAGCAACGACGAAAGCGCCGACGAGCGTGGCAGCGCGCGTTCTTGGGGTTCCGCCTCACCACGGGCCCCTCAATGTTGGCGGTGAGCCTGAGTGTGCCACCCGTGCCGCTGGACGAGCAGATGCGGCGCGGTTGGAACAAGGCGATCATCGACGAGGGCTGGTCCGAAACGCTACTGGTGGAGCTGCGAACACCGTGGCTCGACGTGAGGCCGTACCACGATCGGTCATAACCAAAAGTTGTTATCTTTGACCGATTGATAACTTCGCCTTCACGCTCCGTGCGTGAACAATCGGCAGAGCGCTTCCTACTGGGAAGAGAAACTACGCGCTGAGGGGCTCGCCCCGATCGAATTCACCGCGCGCGGCTTCGTCGAGAGCTCTGCCGAACACCACAAAGAGATGACCAGCGACGATCGGCCCCACTGGGTCGACGCCGAGCAGCTCGAGCGGCTGCGCGAGATCATCACCGAGTACCGCTTGCCGGTGCAGCACCGCATCGTGCTGACGGCCATCGTCGACGGCCACCCTGTGCGAGCAGCAGCGCGCTTCGCAGGCCTCAACAAAGACAAGGCCCACCGCATCGTGCTGCGCTACCTGCACGTCGAGCGCGCCACCAACGCCGAGCTCCACGACTTGCCGCTGCACCTGTCGACCGACCCACGGAGGGCGCGAGGCCGGGCCCAGCTCACCGAGGCCGTCGCTCGACGTGAGGGCGCGGCACGAGGGCGCGAACGCCCGCCCGCTCCATCCGAATCGACGGCGCGCTACTTCGAGATGGCGCGCGAGTACCTTGAGGTAGCCACGTTCAAGTGGCTGCTCGACCGCGAAGTGTGGAGCGACCACGCCGCAGGCAAAAGCCGCGAGACGATTGGACGCAATCGCGGCTTGCCCGACGGCACCGTCAAGAAAACCATCGTCCGCGTCCGCAAGCAATTCAACACATGGCTACGTCAGCGCAACGAAGCGCTGAAACAACAAAAGGAAGACGAGTGAGCGAAGAAAACGTGATCGAGTTCCCGCAGCAAAGCGAACCCCAGCCCGAGTCAACCGCCGCGCCCGAGCCAGCGCAGGTGACCGAGACGCCGACAGGCACCGTCACTGCGCCTGCCGACATGAGCATCGAGGACCAAATCAAGGCCCTCGAGGACAAGATCGACCAACTCGAGGCCAAGCGCATGAAGACCGTGGTCGAAGAGCTCGACTTCGACCCGGTGAAGCTCGCTGTCATCGCCGGCGACCGAGCCGAAGAGCGCTACAAGCGCGCGTGGAAAGAAATGCAAAAGCTGATCAAGCAATGCGCCTGGTCAGGTCTTCGCTCGGTGCAGATGGACTCGGTGATCCCCACCATCAACGAAACGATCGTGGCTGAACTCATCAAGCACCGCTTCAAAGCCAAGGTCGTCACGATCAACGGCGTGCAAAAAATTGAGGTCAAGTGGTGAAGCGCATCGAGGTCAAGCTCACCAATGGGCAGGTCGAGCGCGAGCGAGGCTCCCTCGTTAGCGTCGAGCCCGAGGTCGAGCAGCGAGGCGGTGCGAGCCTGGCGCAAGACATCGTCGACGACTTGCTGCGCAAGCTCGACGGTTCACTGCGCTCTCGTAGCTTCGTTGACCCTGAGCAGGTGCGCTCACTGAAGGACATGGTTTCCGTGCTGTCCGAGCTGCGCAAGCTCGAGCGCGGGCCCGACGGCGGCCTGCCGGCAAAGATCGCAGCGATGACCAAGGCCGAGCTGCTCGAAGCGATGGGCGCTCGAATGATTGCGGAGGAAGAATGAGCGAACAAGCAATGCAAATCGCGCCCGGGTTCGTGCAGTGCAAGCATGTCGGCCGCCTCGAAACGGTCGCCGGATACTCGTCCGAGCTTCACTGCGGAGCCGAGGCGCACGAGCCCACGAAGTCGTGGTGCGAGCCGCTATGCAAGGCCCACTACGACGAAGTGCTTCGCAGACCACCGCGCACCGAACTCCGTTTTTCGGACGGCCATCGCGAGGTGAGAAACAACTTCGTCTATGGCGAGATCTACAAGGACGTCGAAACCGAATTCGACGGCGAGACTGGCAACGTCTTGCCGATGAAAACCACTTGGTTCGAGCGCGAGGACATCTACCGCGACGAGTCGGGCAAGGTCGTCATGCTGTTCTACCGGCAGATCGACGACCCAACACCAGCGCCGGTGAAGCTCGTCAACGCGATGATCAAGAAGCCGCCCGAGCCGTCGTGGTGGGGCCGCTTCGTCAATCGCATCAAGCTTTGGTTCGCGATGCGCGGGGTTGGGTGATGGACGCCGACGAGAAGCCCTTCGCCCGCGTGAGGCGCAAGCCGCTACCGCCGTGCGTCATCCGCGAGATGGTGCCGACGGACCGCGACCTGATCTTCGGTACGTACTTGAAGCACGGCCACAACTGCTACGGCTTTCGCAACATGACGCGGCCAGCGTTCGCCAACTACGGCGCGCGGCTGCTCGAAGAGCTTATCGAGCGCTCGACTACGTTCGTCGCCGAAGCCAAGGAAGGCGGCGAGCTTCTCGGCTACGCGATCGCTGAGCGGCCGTTCAAGCGCATCGATCACGTGGTGCTGCACTTCACCTACGTCAAAGCCGAGTACCGCATGAATCGTCTGTGCTCGAAGCTGCTCGAGGTCGTGAAGGGCATCGACCCGGCGAAGACGACGCTCTTCGCCACACACATGAACCCCACGTGGTGGATCCTCACGCGCGTGGTGCCGAACATCTACAACCCGTTTTTGCTCTGCAAGCAGTACCAAACCGAAAAGGAGTGACCAATGGAGCCAGAGGAACCGATCATGAAGTTCTTTGCGTACGCGCACCTCCCCGAGCGCTTGCAGGGGGTGTCTCATCCGTTTGCGGATCTGGCACAAACGATCTTGGCCCTGCCGAGGTCGGCCGAAAGAACCGTCGCGCTGCGGAAACTTCTCGAATCGAAGGACGCTGCGGTTCGCGCGGCGCTCTCGTAACCCCAAAGGGAGCCACAACATGCCATCAGAGAACGTCAGTGTGACCGAAGGCCTCGAAGTGAACCAAGAACCGGCGCCACAGGTGCCCGTGAACGAACTAGGCGTGCCGACGCCGTTCCTTCCCCCGCTTTCCGACCCCGAGGTTCCTCCTCGCGTGGTCACGCCCGAGGAAGCGCGCGAGAAGGCTCTCAGCGGTATCCCGGTCGAGGGTCAGCCCATTTCAGGCAGTGGCCGATGAGGGTCAGCAACTTAAAAGTGCGCACGCCGTCGATCCCGAGCCGCACGGCTGCGAATCAATTCATCGATCAACACGGCTACGACATCGAATGGCAGCCATCGCTCGGGCTGTTCTACATCCACGACATTCCGAAGGATAAGTTGCACGTCGTGCACATGGACGAGGTGATGAATTTTGCCCTCGCCGTGGAAAGCCCCGCCGACTTCATGAAGCAGCTTCGAGAGGCGTTGCCGCCTGTCGCGCCTGCGCCAAAGCGGAGCAAGGTCGTCAGTGACTGACGAGCAGCGCAAAAAAAAACTCGACGCGTTGGTGGCAAAGCGCGCGTCGGGAAAGCTGCCAACGCCTCAAAAGAGCGCGTGGCGCCGCGACATCGAGCGCCAGCGCAAGAAGAACGCCAAGCCACCCAGAAAGTAGCGCTATCGCCGGCAGAAACGCGGGCGCTACTTGAGTTCTACGCACGCGAAGCCTTGCTCGACCGCCAAACGCGGGCGCAGCAAGCCGCCTACCTATCCGGCCTGTCGCAAAAGCAGCGCGAGGTCATCGAGCACCCAGCCAAGGTCAAGACCGTTCGCACCGGCCGACGCGGCGGTAAAACGCACATGCTCGCGCGGTTGCTCGTCAAACGCGCACAAGACAGACCCGACGCGATCTGTCTCTTCATCGCGCTCACTCGACCATCGGCCAAGCGCCTCATTTGGGGCGAGCTGCACAAGGTCAACAAGCTGCACCGGCTCGGCATCCGCTTCAACGCGCAAGAGCTGACAGCGACGCTGCCCAACGGCGCGCAGATCTGGCTCGCCGGCGCCACGACCGGGAACGAGATCGAAAAGCTCCGTGGTCACGCCTTCGAGCTGATCTGCATCGATGAGTCGGGCTCATTCGCGACAGAGCAATTCGAGTACCTGCTAAAAGAGGTGCTCAATGCGTCACTAGAGGACTACAACGGCGAGCTTGTGCTTGTCGGCACGCCCAACGCTGCCGCCGCGGGCGCATTCTTCGACTACGACAATTCCGACGCCGAGCACATCGCGCATTTCCACTGGACCGTGCTCGACAACCCGAACTTCCCACGCTGGCGAGGTAAGGCAAACTGGCGCGAGCTCGCGGCCGCATGGTGGGCCGACAAGTGCAGGCGCGAGGGTTGGGCGGAGGACGACCCCGTCAAGCACCGCGAATGGCTCGCCAAGTGGGTGCGCGACGCCAACCGTCTCGTCTACCGCGTCAGCCCCGACAATTTGCTGCCGGAGTTCGTCCTCGAGCAAGACGACTGGAATTTCGTGCTCGGCGCCGACCTCGGTTGGAGCGACGCCAAGACGATCGTGGTGCTCGCGGCGAACAAGAAGACGAACAAGCTCGTCTACGTCGACTGCTTCGAGCAAAGCGGCATGTTGATCGACGACTTCGCCGAAGTGCTGAAGTCTTTTCAAACGAAATATCGGCCCTCGGCCATCGTGTGTGACGCCGGCGCGCTCGGCAAAGACCTCGTCGAGCTGATGAAGGCGCGGCGCTCGCTGCCAATTCAGGCCGCCGAGAAGCGCGAGAAGCCGGCCAACATCGCGTTTCTCAACTCGGCGCTAAAGAGCCAGCGGATCATGTTCGCGGCCGGCGCAAAAGCCGTCTATCGCCAAATGGGGTTGCTCCAATGGAAGGACAACCAACAGATCAAGACCGACCAGAGCTTCCGTGAGGACTTGTGCGACGCTGCGCTCTACGCGTTTCGCTACGTCACCAACCATTGGAAGCCGACGACAGTACCTGACGCGCCGGTCGAAGGCACCGCGGCGTGGCTCAATGAGCAAGCGGCAAAGGCAAAAGCCGCCGCGCTGAGACGGGCTGCCCAGGCCAAGAATGGCCAAGACCGAGACGACGTCGCCGACGCAATCGCAGCTCTCGTTGGCGGAGATTAAAGACCTCATCACCTTCGCTCGCAAAGAGCGGCTAGCGTTTTTGATTCTAGACGGCCTGCGCTTTCAGTTCATGCCTGGCGCGCACGAGCCAGACACCCCAGCGCGACCAGCACCGGCAGAGCAAGAAACAACGCCCTTTGGGCACTATCGGCCGGAGTGATCGATGGGTCGCACGCCCTGGTTTGATCAGCCTAAAGAGACGCTGCACGTCGCGCTCTTCTCCTACCTGCAAGAGCTCGAGAGCCGGCAGATCTATCGCGAGCGCGAGACGGTCTACAATCTGGGCCAGTACGAAGACCGCGAGATCATGGGCATCGCGCCCGGCATGTATCTGCGGCCGCGCTCAGTGGCCGACAGAAGCCGTCGGTCGCTAGGTATCACGTCGGCGCTCGTCGACACTGCGGCCAATCACATCACGCAAACGAAGCCGATCGGCATGGCGCTCACCGAGGGTGGCAACGCCATGCAGCAGATCAAGGCGAAGCGCATCAATCGGTTCATCGAGGGCTCGTTCTACAAGCTCGGCGTCCACAATCAGATGCGCCGCGCGGGGCTCGACCAATGCTGGGATGGCACCGGCGTTCTCTACATCGACCGCGACGGGCCAAATCCAATCGTCGAGCGCGTGTTTCCGCGTGAGATGATCATCGACGAGTCGATGAGCGAGTTCACCGAACCGTTCGAGATGACGCGGCGAAAGTACCTGCCGAAGTACAAGCTCAAGCGGCTCTTTCCCAAGTTCGCCAAGCAAATCGACGACGCAAAACCGGCGAAGCTCTACGGCGTTGGTCAGACAAAGGCTGACGTCGAGCTCGTGCCTGTCTACACCACGTGGCGACTTCCGGCCGACGAAGACACGCCAGGCAAGAAGGCGATCATCATCGAGGGGGCGACGCTCCAGCTCGAGGACTACACGCGAAACTACTTCCCGTTCGTGTTCATGCGTTGGCGCTCGGCGCCCGCGGGCTTCTGGGGCGTCGGCATCCCCTCGCTCGTGGGCCGCATTCAGCAAGAGGTCGACCGCACCTATCGCCACTACTCCAAAGCGGTGGGGCTCGCGGTTCCCAAGATGCTCTTGTCGCGCGACGCGGACATCAACACCGAGCACCTCAACAACGATATCGGCTCGGGCATTTGGTACACCGGCGTGGCCCCGCAGTGGCTGCAAGGGCAGATGCTTCCGCCCGAGATCATCCAGTACCTGCAATTCAACATCGGCCAGATGTACCAGCTTGCCGGCATCAGCGAGATGGCCGCGGGGATGAAGAAACCCGCTGGCCTCAATAGCGGCGAGGCTCAGCGCGTCTACAACGACACCCAAGCCAATCGGTTCGCGTCGCCCTCGCAGCAGTATGAAGAGGCGGCCGTCGAAATCTCGAAGCGCTTGATCGACGTCGCAAAGGACATCACCGACGAATACGGCGAGTATGAAGTGCAGGCGCACACGACCAAGGGCTTCTACCGGGTGAAGTTTAGCGAGATCTACCCGGAAGAAGACGAGTGTGTGATCAAGCTGTGGCCGACCAACTTCCTCTCGAAGTCGCCGCCCGACCAAATCGCGCAGGTCGACGATCTGATTCGCATGGGCCTGCTCAACAACAAGCAAGCCAAGAAGCTGATCCAATTCCCCGACCTCGAGGGCGTGCTGCAAGATGAGAACGCCGCCGAAGAGCTGGTCGGCAAGGTCATCGAAGAGATCGTCGAGAACGACAACTACATCGCGCCTGACCCGACGATGGATCCCGATAGCGTGCGCTCGGTGCAGAACGCGCGCAACCGCTACAAGACGCTTGGGCTACCTCAGTACAAGCTGGACATGCTCGACGACTGGCTAGCGCAAGCTGCGCTCATGTGGCCGGCGCCGCCAGCGCCGATGCCAGGGGCCGGTATGCCCGCAGGGTTGCCCGCGGCAGCGCCGCAGATGGGCGCGCCGCCAGCACTCGCACCCGTCTGAGACAGCCTCCGCTCGCTCAATGAGTGAGCAAGCACAACCCGCGATCGTAGCGCCTTCGACCGTTGCCCCGGCGGCAGGGGAGGCGCCTCCCAGTGTTGCACCTCCTGTCGTCGAGGGAGCGGTCGAGCAATCGAAGCCTGAGCCGAAGATCGAAGTCGCCGACGGCGTCAGCAAGCACTTCGCCGAGCTCGAGAAGCGCAAAACCGCGTTCGAGGCAGAGCGCAAGGCGCACGCCGAGCGGCTGAAGTCCGAAGAGGCCGACCGCAAAGCGTTTGAGGAATACCGAGCCGCTCGAGCTGAGGCCAAGAAAGACCCGGTCAAAGCATTCGGCGCGCTCGGCCTCACTGCCGATGACATCGCCAAAGCGCTCTACGAGGCGCCGCAGCAGCCGAGCGAAGTCGAAACGCTGAAGAACAACTTCGCCGAGCTGCAAGCCAAGCTTGAAAAGCAAGAGAACGAGCGACTCGCGGCCGAGAAGGCCCGCGTTGACGCAGAAAATCACAAGGTCGCTACGGCGCACCTCGCGAAGTTCATCGAGTCGTCGAAGTACGACGCGCTGAAGGGCATCGGCCAAGACGGCGTCGTCGAAGTCTTCAACCGGATGACGGCCGCTTTCGGCAAAACGCAGGAAGTGCCGGACTTCGACAAGGTCTGTGCCGAGGTCGAGGCCGGGATCGATGCATTCGCCGAGCGCCTCGCGGCCATCCCCAAATACCAAAAGAAGTTCGCGGCGAAAGCCGAGCCCCCAGCAAAGGCAGACGTCAAAGCACCGGAAGAAAAGAAGCCAGCGCCGGCAGAGAAGAAAGTCGTTCTCTCAAACAAAACCCAAGCTGACACCCCTGCGGGTGATCAGCGGGCTGACGATCCGAACGCTCTTCGTGAGCGCGCGGTTCGTGCCCTCAAAGAGCGCCTGTCGGCCAAGGCCGCGGCGCTTTCAACCAAGAAAGGCGCTGAACAATGATTTCCCCAACGGATTTTGCCGCTTCGTTTAAGGAGCGGTACCCAACCCCCGAATCTGTCGCGAACGAAACCCGCAAGAACCAGCCGTTTTTCGAGCTGGTCAACAAGGATGAGACCCAAGGCGGGCAAGACCTCAAGATCCCGATCATCATCGGGACCAACTCGCGCCGCTCGGCGACGTTCTCGGTAGCGCAAGGCGCGTCCGACAACGCCGCGAGCTCGTATCAGGCGTTCAAGATGACGCTTGCGCAGGACTACTGTGTCGCTTCGTGGAGCTCGAAGCTCCTGAAGGTCGCTGAGTCTGAGGCGAACGCCATTATCGGCCTGATCGAGGGCGAGATGAGCCGCAGCGTGCGCGCGATGGAGCGCAGCTACGGCGTGAAGATCTGGCGCTCGGGCACCGGCTCGGTGTGTCAGCTCGACTCGACCGTTGCAGGCACCGACTCGACGGTGAAGCTCTCGCCGAAGGGCTCGGCGCAGCACTTCGAGCTCGGCGACGGCGTGCAAGTATCGGCGACCGACGGCAGCGTGCTGCTCGGTTCGGGCAAGCCGACCGCTTACGTCATCGCGGTCGACCGCACGAACGACAAGATCACCTTGTCGGCCACTGCTGGCGGCTCGGCGGCCACCATCAACACGATCTCGGGCTCGACCTGGGCGGCCAACCACTTCGTCTACAAGGCGGGTGACGCGGCCGACGCTGGCGCGAACATCGTCATCGAGGGCGTGTTGTCGTTCATCCCGGCGGCCACGACGGGCCTCGGCACCGCGTTCTACGGTGTCACCCGTTCGGCCGATGCGGTGCGCCTCGCTGGCGACCGTATCGACAACACCTCGTTGACGCTGCCGATCGACGAGCTGCTCGTCTACGCGGCCGCTCAAGCCGAGATCAACGGCGCCGAGATCGACGCGGTGTTCATGCACCCGTACCAGACTCGCGACCTCGTCAACCGCATGTCGGCGAAGATCGTCCGCACCGATCAAAAGAAGGGCAAGATCGGTTTCAGCAACATCGCGCTGCTCACCGACAGCGGCAAAGAGGTTCCGATCTACTCGGACCTCAACTGCGACTACCGCTACGGCTTGGTGACGCAGATGGACACGTGGAAGCTCATCAGCGCGGGCCCGCCGATCCACGTCGATAATTTCGACGGCAACGAGTTTCTCCGCACGAGCACCGCGGCTGGCTACGAGCTTCGCCTGCAAGGCTTCTCGCAGCTCACCAACCGCGCGCCCGGGTGGTCGGTCTTGGTGACCTTCTAATCAACTGACGCAGTAAGGAGGCACATCAAATGGGTGGTTTCAATCACAACGTCGACCCGGTGGAAACGCTGGGCAACAACTGGACCGAGCTTTTCGCGGTCATCAACTGCGGCAGCGGTACGCCGACGATGCAGCTCACCAACTTTCCCGGAGCGGCGCCGGTGCTTTCAGCGCCTGCCACGGGTACGGTGCGCATGGTCGTAGACGCAACGCAGCTGCCCGCGGGTGCGTCAAAGTGTTTGGTGGCGGTGAGTGTTGGCAACACCTCTGCGGCTGACCTGAACGTCGTGTACGACAAGCAAAACCTAGCGGCGCTGGGTCGGCTCGACGTCTACACGCGCAGTGGTGGCGCAGCGACAAACCTGAGCGGCGAGCTGAGCGTGCGCTTGCTGTTCAAGAACACGAGCCGCTGACCATGGATGACGACGTGCGCAGCAAGCTGGCCATGGCCATCGCCAGCAAGGTTGAGAAGACGCCCGAAGCCGAGCCCGAAGAAAAAGGCGAGGCCGACGACGACTGTCCCGACACCGGCCTAGTGGCCGCGATGGAAGATTTCGTTTCCGCCGTGGCTGCCAAAGACGCAACCGCGATGGCCAAAGCGCTACGTCACGCCAAGCCCTTCCTCTGAGACAGCCGCCCCCGCGGCATGGCAGCAACCGTCTCACTCGTCGACGTGCGAACGACGATCCTGCAACGCCTTGAAAAAGAGGACTCGCCGCAGCTGCCGATCCCACTGATGAACGGGTGGATCAACGACAGTGGCGCCGAGTTCCACGATCACTTGGTGAGCGCGTACGGCGAGAAGTACGCCATGAAAGAAGTTCAGTTCGCCACCGTCGCCAACCAAGCGTCGTATGCGTTCTCGAGCATCGGGGCGTCCGACTTCTTTCAGCTTCACGGGCTCGATGTGCAACAGGGCGCCTATTGGAGCCCGGTGTCAGAGTTCAAATTCGCCGAGCGCGAACAATTCCAGTACCCGAGCGCGGCCGCAACCTACGCGTGGCGCTTTCAGGGCGCGAACCTCATCATCGCCCCGACTCCGAAGTCCGTGGTGCAGTTCAAGCTCTACTACGCGCCGACGTGGACGAAGCTCGTCGCCGACACCGACACTTTTGACACCGTCAACAGTTGGCACGAGCTGATCGTCGTCGACGTGTGCATCAAGGCGTGCGGCCGCCTCGACCTGCCGGCCGACCTGTTTATGAAGCAAAAAGCCGACATGGAACGTCGGCTCAACAAGCTCAAGATGATGCGCGCTACGAGCTCGCCCCCTCGCATCGTCGACGTGAACAACGACGACGATCGCTTTGTGCGCAGGCTGTACGGCCCATGAAACCCGACTGGCCCGACCTCGAGCACGTGTCGGACGAGCGTCTACGAGAGGCGCTCGGTCGCATGGATAAAGATCTGCGCGCGATGCTGCTTCGCGGAATTGGTGCGGAAAATCTCGCCTGGCCGGTCGTGCAGTGGACGCTCACCGACGGAGCAGAGAAGGTTGTCGACTGCCCTATTAGCGGCATGCCGCAGGGGTTCGCCCCGATCTCGGCGAAGAACGCAGCTGACGGGACGCCACTTAGCATCACGAGCTGCACGTTCAACGACACACTCCCCAAGTCGGCCAGCGGAGTCACTCAGATCGGAATCACTGTCAGCTTCGGCACCGCCGGCGCCACTGGCGTCGTTAAGTGCTGGCTAGTGGGTGGCTAAATGGCAGAGCACGCGCAAAGAATGCTCGTCGGCGTGGACCTTGGCGGCGGTGTCGACACGTTCACCGAAGCGAAAATGGTGTTGCCTGGGTCGCTGCTCGAGGCGCAGAACGTGCGCTACAACCGAGACGGCGTCATTCAGCGCTCGGTTGGTCGCGGGGCGCTTGGCGCGCTCACGTCGCCGAGTTCTGTCGACAAGCTTCTCGTGCGCGGCGAGCAGCTCGCCGCCTACTCGAAGGACGGCACGCTCAGCCGCTACGACGCGGCGGGCAACCGATGGGTAAGCGGCAAGTCTGGATATCTTCCGGTCCCGTGGGCAACGGCGCGATCGATCGGGCCGACCAACAACGCGATCGGCTCAGGGCTTTTTCAGGGCTACGCGCTGGACGTCGTAAAGGGCAGCGGCACCGAGATCGGCACAGCCTATTGCGCCGATGGCGGTGACATCACTGTCGACATCTCAGACGCACTGACAGGCGCGGTGAAGGGCAGTTTCTCGGTCACTGGCCCGGTGTCGGATTGCAAGATCTCCTACAACCCGAGCACTGATGACTATTTGGTCGCGGGCAACTTTGCGACGAGCGGCGGCACAGCAGGCGCGATCAAAATCTACAAGGTCAAGCTCGGCGTCACGGGGTCGACGCTCGTGTGGACGTCGCCCAGTAACGCGGTTGGCAGCGGGAAGGGCTTCGATTTCGTCAACCATCCGAACGATGGGCTCTATGGGATTCTCTACTGCGCGGCTTCGAACGTGCTCACGCTCGGTTTGTTGCAGTGGAACGGCGCTAGCTACGTCAGCGTGACGGCGGTGACGACGACGGCGACAGGCACGCCAACCTCGATGTGTTTCGCGCGGCCGTCGCCACAAATCGGTCTTGGCTTTAAGTGCTTCGTGTCGGGATCTGCGATCTCAGGCACAAAGGCTTTCTTCTCGGATGGTTTGACAGTCACGACAGCCCTCTTCACCGTCTCGAGCAACACTGACGGCGTGACGGCCTGCCAAGACAACTCGGGCAACTGCTACGTCAGCCAGAAAAAGAGCGGCACGAGCAACGAAACCTCGCGCTACAAGGTCACGTCGGGCGCGTCGGTGAGCTCGCTCGACAGCTTCTATGTCGGCACGCCGTGCTCGTCGTTGCAGCTCGACGCAACAAGCCAGGACGTCTGCTATCAATGGATGACGTACGTCGACAACGTGGGCGTTCAGCCGTGCTACTTCCTCGCGCGGTTGAGCCTGTCGTCTGGAAACAACGACTACCAGCCAATTGGCCGCGTGTTGTACGGGCGCGCGAAGAACTTCATCTTCAGCACCTACAACGTTCCGAGCCTCGTCGACTTCTCGAGCCGCAGTGGCGCCGAAAAGATGATGACGACGGTGCTGCAAACGGCGCCGTTCCTCACAACCGGCATCTACGACAACCTCCGAACGTCGTTGCAGTGCGTCTCGTTCGGGCTCGATGGTGCATCGGGGTGGCAAACCGCCGAAGCCGGCAAGACGCTTTATGTCTCCGGCGGGTATCTCGCGAAGTTCGACGGGACCTCGGTGACTGAGAACGGGTTCTTGCTCGCGCCAGACAAGCCAACGGTGAGCGCGGCCGCGGGAACGGGCGTGCTTGCAGCTGGGACGTACCTTGTCGCCGTCGTGTTTGAGGAAATCGACGCCCAGGGGCGCATCCATCGATCGGCGGTGAGTCCGATTGCGTCGATCGCGCTGAGTGGCGGCGCGGGTTCGAGCCAGATCACGACGACGGTACCGTCCTACGCGGCAACCGGACCGCAAAAGCAGATGCGGGTCGCGTTCTACCGCTCGCAGAAGGACAAGAGCATCCTCTACCGCGAGGGCGTTGGCGCGATGACGCCGACCGGCGGCACGATCTCGGTGACGTTGGGCAACGCGACGAGCGACAGTTCACTTGCCGCGCGCGAGCAGATTTATACGCAGGGCGGGCAATGGGACAACTACCAGCCGTCGGCACCAATCGCGATCGCCTTCGACAAAAACCGCGCGTCGGCCATCGAGGGCGACAATCTCGGGCGCGCCATATTCAGCAAGCGGATGATCCCGGGCGCCGCGTTGGCGTTCTTCCCTACCTACTACCGCTCGGCAGAGGTGGGCGGCGACGAGCTAACCGGCGTGGCATCGTCGCTTAGCCGAAAATTCGCATTCAAGAAGCGCGGCATCTTCGTTGCAACGGGTGATGGTGCTGATGACACGCTAGCCGCCGACACTCTCTCTCAGTTCGAGGATCAGGCGAAGGACATCGGCGCGATCGACCCGCGCTCGGTCGTGGTCACCCAAGAGGGGATCCTGTTTCGCTCGCTCAAGGGCATCTACCTGCTCGGGCTCGACGGCTCGATGAACTACGTAGGCTCAGACGTCTATGCCTACAGCGACGTTGACGACTTCAAATACCAGTTTGCGGCGTTCAACCGCGACACCAATGAAATCCACTTCGTTTCGCAAACCGCGACGCCCGCGGTGCTCGTGCTCAAGCTCTTTCGCAACAAGCGCGGCCTTCAATTCAAATGGACTACAGGCACGCTCAACGGCCAGGCCAACGTCAAAGACGTGGCGGTGTGGGGCGGCTACGCGGGCTCGTCCGAGCAAAGACTAGTGTACGCGCTCAATGCCACGAGCGGCGGATCTGTCGTCGGCATGGACACGCCGGGTGTCTACAGCGATGCGCTCGTTTCGCCTTCCGCGCACGTTCAGCAACTCATCACGACGAGCTGGATCAAGCTCAATGGGATCACCGGCTACGGGCGCCTGTGGGCCATCTACGTGCTCGGAAATTCCTACAGCTCGCATCAATTCACGTGTGACATCGCCTACGACTACGAAAGCACCTGGGCTGAGACGAAAGCCATGTCTAGTGTGAACGCCACGATCGGCAACTCCCCTTATTTGTTCGCGATGGAGCCCGCTCGCACGCAGTGCACGGCGTTTCGCCTGCGCATCTACGACGCGGCACACACCAACGCGGCGAAAGACACCTTCGACCTCGCCGGGCTCATGCTCGACGTTGGCATCTACAGCGGCCAAGCGCGCTTGCGCGCAGAAAAGAGCGTCTAACCATGGGTGCAAGCGGAAACCTCTCGGGCATCAATTGGCACGACGAAGGCGTAAACATGGGCGGTATCCCCGGCGCGTTCGGCGCCGAGAAGGGTTACCGCATCTACTCAAGCGACCCGATCAACGATCCGAACTACCGGGCCAACCGCGATGCGGTCGCCGCTCGAATCGCAGAGGCGACGGGGCAGCGACCGGTCGAGCTCGACCGCGGATACTCGGATCAATTCCGTTTGCGACAGATGGGCCTCGCCGACCAACTGCAAGGTGTCGTCAACGGCACCGCCGGCCCGAGTGTGGCGCAGCAGCAGCTCGACCAAGCGACCAACGCGAACAACATGGCGGCGGCGTCGACCGCTGCGAGCTCGAGCCAATACGGCATGGACCCTGCGGCCGCGTTCAAGGCGGCGCTGCAACAGCAGGCGATGAACAATCAGCAAGCTGTCGGTCAGGCCGGGCTCTTGCGCGCGAACGAAGTCGCCGCGGCTCGAGGCCAACTCGCGGGGCTCTACGATAGCGCACGCGGCCAGGACATCTCGCAAGAGCAAGCGGCGTTTTCTGCGGCCATCCAGCAGCGCGAGGCGCTGCGTCAGTACGTCGCTCAGCTCATGCAGATGGGCTACACCGAGGATCAAGCGAACTACATGGCGCAGATTCAGCAGCGTCAATTCAACCAAGGTTCGCTCGCTCAGCAAGAGGCGGCAAAGCAGGGCATCAGCACGACGAACACAGGCCAGGGCATGCAATTCGTGCAAAGCCTAATTGGTGGCACAGCAAACGGCGTCGCCTCATACCTCGGCGGATCCAGTGTCGCGGGCGGAGCTGGGGCGGCCGGCGGTGCCGGTGGAGCCGGCGCGCTAATCGCCGTTTGAACAGGGGGCACCGATGGATGCACCGATCACCACTGCGGCGCCGGCCGAAGCTCTCGGGACGAGCGTCATCAAAGACGCTACCGGCAACTTGATCCTGAAAAAGGGCGATTTGCCTCCGATGGTCATTCGGCCAGGCACACTGGCGCCGGAGACATGGGACGCGTTGTCCGCTAAGGCCGTTCCTGCGGATTCAGGCGCGGGGGGATGGATCAACAGGTCTTTCGATGACCCGTCGTACGATGCGCGGCCCGCGGCGCCGAGTCCGCCCGAGCCAGCCTTGCTTCCGGGGCAGGCCGAACGGTTCGCGGCAGTTCGAGGCAGTGCTTCGCCAACCCCAATAAACACAGGGTCGCCGACATCCGGTCCCCTACCTGGAACGGGTGCGAATGGTGGCACACCAACACCGATCGCGCAGCCACAGGCGAAGCCGTTCGATCCGCTTTCGCTCGTCGGCACGAGCCCGAAGATCGCGGCGATGCAAGAACGCGCCATTGCCGAGCAGAAAAAGGCCAACAACGAAATGGCCGGGCTGCAAGAGCAGCGCGCGCTCGAGGAAGCGCAAGCACAGCGCAAAGCGAATGCAGCGATCGACAAAGTCGTAGCCGATTCTCAGACTCAGCGCGACTACTTGATTAATCGCTACGAGTTCGAAGAGCGCGCCCGAGCTGACGCCGTAGAGCAAGCCTCAAAAATGAAGGTCGACCCCAACCGCTTGCTCTCGCAGCGTTCGACCTCTGATGAAGTGAAATGGGGACTAGCGGCGTTCTTTGGTGGCATCGGGGCGGCGCTGACTGGCGGCCCAAACATGGCGGTCGAGGCCCTCAATCGAGCGATTGATCGCGACATCGATGCGCAAAAGAACGCGATCGCGAACGCTAAAGACACGGTCAACATGCGCACGAACACCGTCGCGCAGATGCGCCAGAAGATCACCGACTTCGACCAGGCCACGATGGCGGCCAAGCAAGTGCAGCTCGAACGCGCGAAACGGGCCGTCGAGCAGTTAGCGACCGAGTACGGCGGCCCTGAGGCGAAGGCGCGCGCAATGGCGCTAAACGCTGGGCTCGATGCCAAGCTCGCCGAACTAAAAGAGCAGCAAGACGCACACGCCAAGGCGCGCATGGTGCAACTGCTCGACAAGATGCCGGCGCCGGGCGGTAAGCAGCTAAACGAAGCCACTGTCGAAAAGCTCGGCGAGGCCAACTCGGCGACGAAGAGCGCGCAAGACATCCTGAACCGCTTCAATGGCAGCGCCGACGGTGTTGGCGGGTGGCTGATGTCGTTCTTGCCACTTAACGACGCAAGCAAATACGAGGACCGCGCGCGCGTCGCGACTCAAGTCATCGGGTCGTATCTCGAAGGCGGTAAACTGTCAGATCAGAACGTCCCCCAATATCGCGAGATGCTACCCAAGGCGGGTGAGTCGCAAGCGACAGCTCGCAACAAGATTGACGCGATCGTTCAGCTTGTCGCAGCACGTCAGGCGGCACAGAAAGCGGCCCTATCGGGCGCCGGCTACAACGTCAGCGGCATCAAAGACGCTGCGCCAAAGATCAACTTCAAACCCACGGGGCGATGAATGGATGACCCTGTCGTCAAGGTAGTCTCACCCGACGGCCAACCGGGTGAGATCCCGGCGTCACAGCTCGAAGACGCGGTGGGTCAGGGCTACCGCGAACTCACGCCAGAGGTGCAGGCCGAGCTCGTGCGCCACGAGAAATACGGCGGTGTGCTTGGCGGTGTCGGTGCGACGCTTGCCGGCGGCGCGCGCGGCGCGACCATGGGCATCAGTGACGCGGTGCTTACCGGCACCGGGCTTGTTCAGCCGCAAACGCTGAGCGACTTGAAGGCCGAGCATCCCGAGCTTTCAACCGCGGCGGAACTCGGCGGTATGTTCTTGCCTGTGGCTGCGCCAGTGAAGGCGACGACTGCGCTCGGCGGCGTGGTCGAGAAAGCCACATCGAGCCTACTCGGTGGAAAGCTCGCTGCGAAACTCGCAGGCGCAGCCGCTCGAGGGGCTACCGAGGCCGAGCTTTTCAACATCGGGCACAACCTCTCGGAAGCCTCGCTCGGCGATGAGAAGGTCACGGCCGAGCGCTTGCTAGCACACTCTGGCGACGCACTTGCGATCGGCGCTGGGCTTGGTTTCGGGCTCTCCGCTGGCGGCATGGCCGTCAAGGCGGCTGCACAGAAAACGGCCGACGCGCTGAATGGGCTGTCGAGCTTCATCGCCGAGAAATTCCCGACTGCCAATTCCGAAGTGCTCAACAACTACGCCGAAAAGACGGCGTCACGCGTCGGGCTGCAACCCGAGGAAGTGAAAGCGCTATTCGAAAAGGCAGGCACCAAAGAAGGCGCCGAGCTGCGCGCAAATCTCAAGACCGCCGAGTTTCTCACGCCTCAAGAGCGCGACGAGCTCAATCGAGCGTTCAAAGAGCACCTCGAGAACGCTCGGGAAGCGGTGAGCGAGTCGAAGGCCAAGGCGTTTGACGAGTTTCGGCCGCGGGAGGTCGAGAACCTCGTCGGCGAGATGCATCCCGAGCGCGCAAGCGAGGCGGCCTACAAGCTGTCTGACGACATGGCCAACGCCGCGAAGGCGATGCGTGAAAATCCAGACATCTACAGCGCCAAGGGGTTGATCTCGAAGCTCGAAGACATCGAGGCGGGATACACAAAGCGGCTTCTGAGCGTCGAGGCGCCCGCCGACCTCTTCAAGCTGATCAACGAAACAAAGCAAACGCTCGACAAGCAAGTGATGAAGTGGGGCAAGGCGATCTCACCAGAGCATGGCGAGACTGTCGACGTGCTCACCCAGCTGCGCTCAGCGCTGATAGACAACCTCGAAGACGAGGCTATTTGGGGTGCGGCGGCGGCTCGACAAAGCGCGTTCAACGAAGCGGCCTCGCGGCTCTCGACGGCCGAGCAACGGCTTTTCGGCAAGGGGAGCAAGGTCGGCGAGTTTGGAAAGATCGTTATTGGTCGCGGAGGACGGCCAAAAGCCGTCGTGTCGAGCAAGAAGATCAACACGTTCTTGAGCCAAACTGGCGCAGCTCGAAGCGAAACGGCAGAAGAGGCGCTGCGCGAGTACATCGACGCAGCAAAAGCGTTCACCGCGCAAGTCGAGCAATCGGCAGGCCGGGCCGGTGCTGACTACTCGAGCGAGGGCGCGCGATCGTTGCTCGACAAGGCAACCAAGATTGCCGACGAAGCCGAAAAGAAGCTCGCGCTCGAGTCGAAGATCCGTCAGGCCGCGCGGCTCGACGACATCGGCTACAACATGTTTCCCGGCACAGCGACCGCCGCAATGGGGGCGGTCATGGGCGGCGTCCCAGGTGCGGCCGCGGTGGGGCTCGGCGCAAAGGCCGTTGGCGGCGCAGTTTCGGACGCACTAGCGGCGAGCACAAATCCGATCGCCGCAGCCAAGACGCTTTCGCGCATCGAAGGATTCGCGCTCGGCACCGCGAAGCGGATGGCTAAAGCGATCGACGGCATGACGAAGCTTGCCGAATCCGCCGGCGAGAAGGCAGCCAACCGCGGGGCGCTCGGTGCGGTGCTGAAAGTCGCGCCGCACAATGACGACGCGGTGACGCGCTTTGAGCGCGCGAAGGCGCAGGTGCGCGACATCCAAGCTTCAGGCGTTGGGCGGCTCACGGCCTATCACGCTGGCACGGCGGGCCTCGAAGACCACGCGCCTGTCACTCAGCGCGCCGTTGTCGACTTGCAGATGCGCATCGGTGCTTTTCTTCAGTCGAAGCTTCCGGTCGACCCGTTCGCATCCTCGACAATCAACCCGAAGTCGTCGACGTGGCGCCCGTCTGATGCAGAGATGGCGCGCTATCAGCGCTATCACTCGGCAGCTACCAACCCGCTTGGGGCCATTCAGGCGGCCGTTGAAGGGCGCGTGTCAGCCGAAGGTATCGAGGCTGTTAAGACGCTCTACCCTGGGCTCTACGACGACGTCCGCAATCAGCTTTTTCAGCGCGTGGCGATGAAGGGCAAAGAAATCCCGCGGCAGTCTGCAATCGCGCTTTCGCTGATGTTTGACGTGCCGTTGACGCCGATGATGCGGCCAGAGGTGAGGGCAGCGTTGCGGGCGATGCCGCAGCCCGAAAAGCCCCAGGAAAAGCCGCGCATGCCTCCGGCCAAGCCAGCTGCCGCGAGCAGCCTGAGAACCGCAGACCAAGCGCGTCAAGAACGCTGAGACGAAGCGGCCACCTCCGAACGTATCAAGGAGGTTCCCATGCCAGCGTCTCCGATCTTTTATCAAAACCAATGGCCAGCGGTAACGATCCAAACGCTCACCGCAAACGCGGGCGCCGACGGACTTGTCTCGGTGCCAGACACGTCAGGGTTTTACGTCACCCAGATCGTCAAGATGACCAACTCGACGCCAAAGACCGAATATTTTCAGGTCGTCGAGGTCATCTCTGACACTCAGCTCTATCTCGGCACCATGCCGAACGTCGGCGACAAGCGCTACAAGGCGAACGCCGCGGACCTGTCAGCCTACACTGTCGGGCTAAGCTCGACGATCGAGGCAGCGCAGCAAAACAAGCGCTTGCCGTCGCCTCAATACGTGCTGCCCAGCGTGCTGATGCCCGAGCCTGTCGGCGCGCTACGGCAAATGCCAGTCAATCCGCGCGGGGCGCCGCAGTACAACAAGGGCACTCTGAAAACGCTACGCGCAAGCGCGATCATGGCGACGACCGACCAGGGGTCAACGGCGCTTGATACGCAAAACGCCAACGCGGTTGTGGTGTTTGTTGATGTGACCAAGGGTTCGACGACCGGCGCGTTTGTAAAATTCGAAACCAGCGAGGACGGGTCAAATTGGTATCCGGCCGAAATGGAAAAGAATGGCGCCGCGACGGTGTCCGGTGAGGAAGCGCAAACCGTAAACCTGCAAACGGTGCACACGCTCAACCCGTCAACGGCGTCGCTCACGCGATACGGCTTTGTCATTTCGGCAGCAAATGGCGCCGCGCTTGGGCCGTATTTTCGCGCCGTCGTTCGCAGCAACGGGGCCACCGTGACAAGCTCGCTTGTGGCCATCAAAGCCTACGCCTGCATCCTCTGAGACAGCCTCCCCGCCTCCAAACGCGGAGGTCTCATGATCGTTCAAGACATGTTGGAGTCGGCCAAAAAACTGCTGGCCAAGCGGCACAGCCGTTTCGGTGACGTGATCGTTCTCGCTCGAGCGCGCGGCGACATCGAGCACCGACGCGACGGCAAGCTGCTTTGGAAGGGTCACGGCTACAACCTGATCACCAACGCTGGGCGCGATTTTCTGCACCAGCAAGGCTACAAAGACACCGGCCTTGGCACCGTCGGCCTTTGCTACATCGCGCTCTCGAACGACACGGTCGGCGAGACGGCGTCGAGCACGACGCTCAGCAACGAGATCGCGGCCAACGGCCTGACGCGCGCCATCGGCACGTACGCGCACACCGCGGGCACGAACACCACGACGATCAGCAAGACGTTCACAGCCAGCGGCACGCAGAGCGCGCAAAAAGCCGCCCTGTTCACCGCGAGCTCGAGCGGCACGATGAATCACGTGTTGTCGTTCACGCAGCGCAACCTCATCTCGGGCGACACGCTGGCGATCACGTTCACCATCACGCTCGGCTGAACCGAGCCTAGGCGGGCAGGCGTATGGCCTCGGACTACGTCGTCGGGTTGTACGAAGGCCTTGTTCTCGCCGAGTCGGTCAAGGTCCCGCGCGGCGCGCTCAAGTTCACCAACACCTCAGGCCAGCTACGGCTAGGCACGGGCCCGAGCTCGGGCTCGTCGTTCTCGTTCTGTAGCTGGGTCAAGATCACGACCGATACGAACGCCTACGCCCTGTGGCTGTCGCTGCAAGGCGCCTCGACGACGTATTGGGAAGCTGGCTTCGATACGACGGGCACGGGCTCGATCGTCAACGACGCCTTCACCGAGCGCGCCGTAGGTATAAATTTTTCGGTCGGTACTTGGTATTTCTTCGGCGTTTCGCAGTCGTCCGGCAACTGCAAGGTGATGATCGGCACCGAGGGCGGAACGTTGACGAAGTACACGTCGACGCTCGCGAACCTCACACTCCCGTTGTCCGAGAAGCTCTACGGCGGCGAGCTGAGTGTCGAAGCGCTCGCCGGCGCGATGTCCGAGGCGCGTTTCTGGAATGCGGCGCTCACCGATGCCGAGTTCCTGACCGAGTACTACTCTGCAGTGCAGGCCCGCACGTCGAACGCGGGCGGCTACCACAAGCTCGAAAACACGACATCGAAGCTGACGGACAGTTCGGCGGCGTCGAACAATCTCACCGCTCCCACCGGTACCGGCACATGGGCGTTTGAGCCTGGCCCCGACATCGCCCCGGCTCCGACTGGAAGCCCGGTTGAAATGGTGGCGATGTCGGAGACGATCGATGTCGTCTACACGCCGGCGGGCGGCACCGCGTACAACGGCAACGTCAACGAAACCGTAACTGTCAGCGAGGCTCTCGGCGTCGTCGACAACGCCATCGTTGGCGTGGCCGAGACCGACAATCTTTCGGAGTCGCTCGGCTCCGTCAGAGGGGCGATCGCCGGGCTCGCCGAAACCGTCACCCTTAGCGAAAGCACTGCGGCCGCCTACGCGGCGGTAGTCCCGACGCCGGAAACCGTTTCCCTAAGCGAATCGTTGGGCACGCAATCTGACGAAGCGAGCGCCCTCGCAGAGACGGTCACGCTCAGCGAATCGATGTCCGGCGGGTCTGCCTTTACGGCTGCCACGTCAGAGACTGTTACCGTTAGCGAGTCGACGGCGGCTGTTTATGCCGCAACGGCGGCGACCTCTGAAACCGTAAGTGTCGGCGAATCTGCCGGCTCGCAAGCGGTGATGGGCTCGGGCCTTAGCGAGACGGTCACCAACTCCGAGAGCGGTGCGTTCACCTACAGCGCGATCGTTGCGCCATCAGAGACGGTCACCAATAGCGAGTCGGTCACTGGCATACAGGGCGGCGGCGGCGGTGGATCCTACACGGACAACGTTAGCGAGACCGTTTCGCTAAGCGAGTCGCTCGCCGTCGTTTACTCGCCCGTCGTGGCGTCCGCCGAAACGGTGTTCGTCGCGATCCCGGCCATGGCTGAGCTTCCGTCGACTGACCTGCACCTCGTTGCAGAGGATTGGACACCGGGCTCGAGCTGGGTTTCGCGGGTCGGTGGTTTCACTGCGGCGCTGAGCGGCACGCTGCAAAAGAAGTCGGCGCCGGACATCGAGCGAAACGAGATCTACGGGTTCAGCACCGGCGATCACTTCACGCTGCCGGCGAACGCGGCGCACGACTTCACCAACTCACTGCAAGCGACGTGGGAGTTCTTGGTTCGCACCACGGCGACCGGCGGCATCCTGTGGGGATGGGACCCGTACCCCGCCGCGGGCGGCTACGACATCGCGCAATATGCACTCGGTGCGCTAATCGGTGTCGTCAACGATGCGACCAACGATTTCTACCGCGTCAACGCAGGTCTGATCAGCTTTGGCGCGGACTACGCCCTTCTAACGTTCGTCGTCGACAGCGCCA